CAGATCGTCCGATTTGCCGCCCTGCCTTTTCCATAGATCGTACAGGAAAATGCTAAACTCATGCGTTGCGTTCCCTCTACCGTCCGTGATCGGGCCTGTCAGCGGTGGAGGATCTACTTTAATTCCTGGCATTCTTCACCTCGATCCAGGCCCCGTAGATCCTTACAGGGACAGGCGATGTTATGGCGAACTTGAATTGTCTCTGTCGGTCTGCCCCGAGCGCTAACCATCTAGCCCTGTAGCGGTACTGTCCCATTTTTCCGATGCTTGCCTCTCGCTCGTGAGACCATGTCTCCCCGCCATCTCCTGACCAACTCAGTGTTCCGACAGGGTCTTGTCCATCCCCCGCGATAGTCCAAACTCCGGTATCCATATCAAGCTCAAACGACTTTATAATCCCATATGTCCGATCGAAATGGACAGGAGGGGAAACTCCAATCCTCTGTATATGATCCGTACTATCATTCGGGATACTGGAGTGCATGTGGTAGATTGCGCCGGCCTGGAAATCTCCGATGAGGTTGTAATTATACGTAAAAACGTGGCAGTTCCCATGGTGTCGCCCGTGCCTTGAATGGCTCCTCTGGTGCCATAGTCCAGTGGCCAGGTCTAGGGCATACGTCAAGTTTGCCGTAGGCAGGGTCAGTACATAGAACTTGTGGCCGTCCTCAATGTAGGTATAGGCGTGCGCGTCATCTACATTAGCCGCTTGAGCAGTTGTGTCTACATCGAAGTTCGACACCTTGATAGGAACATAACCATTCATGCGGTAGACAATGCGGTCCTCACCAAGCCAGTATACTGAGTTGTCAATATTAACCGCGCAATGCGGAGAAGCTATCCCCCTATCAATGAACGCGCCTGATCTACGTTCTAGCGGAAAGTCCGGGTCGATTCCTGTATACCATACCTCGGCTGTTTTTTTGCCAAACATGAATGCTTCCTGCTGGAAGACAACTACCGCTTTCAGATCATCCGGGGCCGCCTCAGCAGTGGCGAATTTAAGTGGATCGAATGTGTCCGACAGCAGGTCGGACAGGAAGAACTGGCCAGTATCCTTGCGCACGAAGATAAAATACCCGTCAAGCACGTCAACAGATTCCGATACGTACCATCCGTCCCCTGAGAGCTGGGATATTCCATCATCCTCCGTATAGCTATAGCCCAGGATTCCATCGACCATAACCAGGTTGGTCCCGTTGGTGCAGATATCCACCCGGTCTCCAAGCATTTCGACAAGCCCAAGATCGGTATACGTCCCGAAGTTGTCTATCCTGTAAAGGTTGGTCGCCGTAACAGCGTAGAGGGCATTATTCATTACCTCCATCGCCAGCACAGGCCGGGTCGGCAGCGCACAGAACAGCTCCGTCCCAGGAGTGCCCTTGAGGATTACGCCGCTTTTCGCCCCTGGGGGTAGTGGCTCCGCGTAAAGATTGATCAGCCTAGAGCCAAAGGCCCCTTTGGTATCGCCGTTATGGTCAGCTACCGCAAAGTCAATCTGGATACTCATCTAGGCCCAGCGTTAATATCGTAATAGTGGCCATCGCCTCGGCTGTCTAGCCCGCCTTCATGCTGGATCGTACCTAGCAGCTTCAGCGCATTCGTCCTGCGAACTAGGGCCATTGCCTCAGCAGCCTGCGAGACCAGCGCCGGAGACGGTTCGAACCCATACTGTGGAGCCAGCTCCAGCGCTATCCCGAGCTTCAGGGCTCGCTCATAACCAGGAGGGTAGTCAATCACCGTATCCAAAGCTGGGAGGGCGCTGATAAGTTTTCTTGAAACGATCTTTAGCGTATTCCCAGTATTCGGAATAGAGCTGAAGTAGATTTTCCCAAGAGGGTACTCTGGGGAATAATACATCATGTCTATGAAGTCGGTGTTCGTGGTTTTGACCGTGAGGCCGGTCCAGACATCCAAGGTCACAAGGCGAACCCTGTAGTCATGCGTGCCTGAGTCGGTAACCCGAGCGTCAATTATTTCTATTGGCCGGTCTGTATTGAAGTCACCACCGGTCCCGATCGTAATCGATGCATCAGCCGTAAGCGTGTGGCTATCATGCACATTTGCGTGCACGGATAAGCTATCGAGCGACCAACTCTCCAGCAACTCATCAGCTATATCTTTGGCGTAATCGATCTGCCAGCCTGCTGGTGGCTCCTCTGCGGCCACCACCATGATGGACCTCAAGGCTTTGGTAAGAAGATCTCTAGTCGTCGCCATTTAGGGCCTCGTTTATGCGTGCTCGGATCTTGCTCTCCTTGAGATTCCAGTGAACCTGAATATCCAGCTCTCTGGCTAGGGCAAGAAGCTGCTCTCTGCTCATGGATTCGCTATCCTCGTCAAACATATCAAGCAAGTCTACAGGCTCCTGTACGGCCACAGGATCGACGATCTCTTTCTTGCCTACCTTTGCCGGAGTATCAAACCACTCTCCGCTAGCCTCCAGCCTGGCCCTCTCCTGTGGGCTTGTGTCGAAAAGCTTGCCTCCATCTTCATTATATAGCCAATATCTCATGTCCTGCTCCAAATGGGGGCCGAAGCCCCCTTATAAGCTTATGGAACCGCAGCACTAAACGGGGTGGCTTCCGTGCCGGTTGCTGCCGTGAACACCTGAACAAACCAGAGTCCTGAAGCGATATCCCTAACTAATACCCGATCCCCTTTCAGTCCGCCAGTGGTACTGCCGTCGAACGTAATCGTATCAGCAGTAGCACCAGCCTCATAACCTACCAACGTGGCACCAGCATCGGCCAGCGTCACACTGTTACCAGTCATCGTGTCAGTACCAGGAGTACCGTTCACAGCGATGACCGTAGTATTTGAGGTTACGGTAGTGCCTAGGATAAACTCAGCCGCATTACCAGTCCCAGTCGCAGCCGGCAGAGTCACCGCGCAGCCGGCAGCCGCGTTGATCGTGTACACCCTGGGAGTATTACCAAGGGTGGCCACGGCCAGTGTCGACGCGGTAACGTTGGTAGTCCCGCCACCCGCGCGAATCCAACGCCCGGTAGTCTGACCAGTGACAGCAACTACTGCCGCTGTGGTGCTAGCCTCGTCTGTAGCCGTAGAGTCATCGTCCCAGAGATACATTACAGCATCCCCTGCTACAGTCAAAATAAGCGGCTGACCGTCATTGAATTGGCCGGCCGCCTGCATCTCTGCAACCGACTTAGCCGTAAGAATTGCATCGTAACGAATAGTCATCGTGTCACCCTTATGCGCTGAAGACTTTGTGAGCAAGCTCAGGATAGATCATATCAACACCCCAAACGGCATCAATACGGGTAATCTCGCTCTGTTCC